GACGGATCTCTTGTAAGTAACAAATTTGAAGTTACAAAGACTGGTAGAGTTGGTATTGACACTACAGCTAAACTGACTTTATCTGTTAATGAAGATGTGCCAGAAAACATTTTCTACAAATTCACAAATGTAAATTCTAACTTTATTGAATCCGTCAAGAAAGAAATTATCATTGACAAAGAAGTAAGAGGATTTAATAAAATTAATAAAGTTGATAGTTCATATAATGGAGAGTTTGAACTAAGTGGAGCAACATCTAGTGCTTTTAAATATAATATTGAAAAACTTGCTGAAAGATCTTCTTATTCAACTGACGCAGAATTATCGTATGTAACAAATTCTACCTCTGCATATGGTGGTATAGCGAATATTGATATTACATACAAAGGTGCCAACTATAAAGAAATAGTAGGAGTATCTACCGTTGTAGGAATTGTTACAGGAACAGGTGCTATTCTTGAACCATCAAGCAATACAATTGGTAAAGTTCTTTCTACAAATATTGAAAATATTGGATTTAATTATCCAACTGACTTTACTATTCGTCCTACAACAAATTTACCAGAAGTTCTTATCCTTGAATCTCTGACATCTTTTGAAGAGATTGGAATTAGTTCTGCTGGAAGAAACTATAACATAGCACCAAACTTAATTGTACTCGATGGATTAACAGGTAAGCGCATTGATGATGTTGATCTTAATTATGAACTTGGAGACTCTAGAGTAACCATTAGAAACAATACAAATGGACTTTCAAATGTAACTCCATCTATTATTCCTGTAAGCAACTCAAATGGAGTTGCAATTAGTGATATATCTTTTGATATCTCATCTAAAAATGTAACTGTAGGATTTGATACTGGATTTAGTGATCAATCACCTTTTGCTGTTGGGGATAAAGTCCTAATTGAGAATATTAGTGTTGGAGTTGGATCAACCGGCACTGGATATAATTCCGTTGATTATGATTATCAACTGTTTACACTGACAGATGTAAACATTCCTTTAGGAGGAGCCACAGGTGTTGTAACTTTCAGTCTTTCTGGAATTATTGGCGAAAATCTTTACGCAGGTAATTTTGATTCGTTAAATTCTGCAGGAAGAATTATCAATCAAAATTCTTTCCCACAGTTCGATGTCAAATTAAGAAAGAATGCTTTCTTAATTGGTGAGCAAGTTGTTTCTAATAGCGGAATAGGAAAAGTTGATAGTTGGAACGATAGAATTGAATTATTGAAAGTTTCTACGACTAAAGATTTTAAAGTTGGAGATTTAGTGGTTGGACAGTCCTCAAGGACTCAAGGAATTGTAAAATCTACAGTTGAATATATTTCTGAAATTGAAACCGAATCATCTTCTACTGTTGAGAAGGGATGGAACACCACAACTGGATTCTTTAATGATAATCAACAGAGGATTCCTGATAACTTCTACTATCAAAACTTCTCATATGCAATTAAGTCAAAGGTTCCTCTTCAAGATTGGGACGAAGCAGTCAGCTCTTTAAATCATACTGCAGGATTCCTTAAGTTTAGTGATTTAATTGTTGAGTCTAAAGATGAGAATAACACTAAACTTGTAGCCGGTGTATCTACAGTTTCACTGATTGTTGATCTTCTTCCAACCACAACATATGGAAATGGAGATTTCGGTGGAGGAATTAGTGTTAATTGTTATCCTAATTTTGATCTTGTAACTGAGAATTCTAAAACGG